TAATTTACCTGCTTCTTTTTCAAACGCAGCTATGTCTTTACCTAAGTTAACGCGGTTAAGCGCAAACTGTTTTTCAGGCTCAGTCATAGCATTTAGCGCATTTTTCATATTGGCTAACGTATTTCTAGTAAGCGTTTCAGTTTCGCCGCCAGCAAGTTTAGCTAATGCGTTAGCTGTTACAGTATCTTGTTTTCTGAACAAATCAGTAAAAAACTTAGGATCCCGTTCAACTGCACGTTGAAGTAAGGCCTGCGCTACAGGCTCATTTAGCCCTGCTTCTGCCAACGCTTGTGCAGGGGTTTGCCCTGGTTTGGCGTTACGCAAAGCATTGACGACCTCATCTACGTTACCGCCAATAGACTCCCGCAAAATATTAGCTGCTTTTTGGGTAGGTATTTGACGAATATCTGCTAACTTACCTACGCCGCTTGCAATTTTTTGCACCGCCGTAGGCAATACAAACGGTACCGCCGCGCCGAACGCTGCGCCTGCTCCCGCTTCTTCGGGGTTAATTAACGCAGCAGACGTACCACCTACAACAGCGCCGCCAGTCGCGCGTGTGGCTATGTCAGCAGCACGTCCACCTAACGTAGTAGCTACTGGCGCGCCTGTACTAAAACCGCCTGTTCTAATAGCTTCGGCTATGCGGCCTGCTCCTGGTACCTTGCTAACAACGTTACCAATAACACCACCAGCAGGCAGCGTACCAATAACTTCACCTGTAAACTCGCCTGTGCCTGTCCTAGTAGGGGCAACTTCACGGTAAGGTGCAATAAACGCTTCTTGTTCAGCTTGGCGACGGGCGGCGTCTTGAATGAGGGCTTGCCCTGTTTCGTCAGCGCCGAGCATTTTTAAACCTTTACCAACCAACCGTTGACCGCCAAACATAACGTTGCCAACACCTTTGCTAAGCCCAGCAAACGGCGCTGCTGCGCTACGCAGTTCTGCTTCAACCATTTGACGACGGGGGCTAACCTGTTCTGCTACGTTACCGCCAAACTGTTTGGCTAAAGTTTCGTAGTCAATCTTAGTATCAGGCGCAGGCGCTGCCGAACCACCAAATTGCTTTGCAAGGGCTTCGTAGTCTACAGCCATGTTATTTTAGCCCCGCTGCTTGTTTGTACGCTGCTGCCGCTTCTGGTGTTGGGAAAGTTATTACTTTACCGTTTGGAACTGTTACGGTATTAGCGCTAGCACTAGGCGTAGGTGGATTAGGTTTAGGACTACTTGTTGGCTCATCTACCATACCTAACTTTTTCATCATATTTTTAGTGCTATTCCATGCAGCTAAACGATCATCAACAGGGAGTGTTCCATCACTTACTTTACCAACTAAACTTACAATAAGTTGTACGTCGGCGTTAGAAATACCTGCGCCAAGTTTGCCGTTTAACAAACCAAAAGTAATAGCGCCTGCTTTTTGTTCAAGCTCAGCTATTGCTTTTGAACCTTCAGTAGATTTGCCAACTGTTCTGCCGCTAATATCTATGGCTTTTCCTAGGTAACTACCCGTAGATTTTTTAATTAAATCAGTAATATCGTCTTTACCTGTATTTAAATCATAGCCAGCTTGCGCTAATGCTTTGCGGTTAGAATTAACATCAATAGTGCCAGCAATTTCTCTTTTTGCGGCTTCTTGTGCAGTTGTTTTAGCGCCAGCAATTTCAGCTTGCACTTTAGGATCATATTGCAATCTTTGACCTTCGCGCGCAAGATTAAGTTGCCCTTGTTTAATTCCAAGATCAGCTTTTTGCGCTTCGCTAAGGGTCATTTGTTGTAGCCGTTTTGTTGCGTCAGCGCCTAATAATAAAAACGTTTCTCTGCGTTTATTTAGCGGCATATTAGCTACTTGTGCAAACAATGCTTCGGCTTGTTGCGGTGACATTTCTTTTCTTAAAATGCTATCTTCTAAATACGCTTTAATGTTGTTGTCAGACGGATTAAACGCCAAATCAGACGTGCGTTCACGGGTTTGTTTTAATTGTTGCACCGTAATTTCACCAGTAAGTTTCTTAGTTTCTAAACCTGCTTTTTCTTGTTCGCTAATTAACTTGCCATACGCCAAGCCTGTCTTACCAAACCTAGACAATCCTGATCGTGTTTCAGGCGCAAACAAATCTTTATCACGCAAGTAATTACGAATTTCTTGTTCTTCTTGAACGCCGCGTTGTAACTCGCTCATTTTTAAAGCGTTAACGCCAACTTCTTGCGCCCGTGCAAACGCATTAACAGGGTCTTGAATTTGAGGTTGTTTAAAACCTAACGCAATGTTTGGGTCAATTCGTTCCATGATTATTCCTTACTGCGGTTATGCTAAACGTTCTGGGCCAAGAGTGGAGTTGTAATTGGGTAATCTATTTAAAAGCTGTTGATTTTGGTAAAAATTAATACCTTGACCTAGACCACCAACAATTGCGTTAGCCGAGCCAATCTGCCCTGCGGCTTGCGCGTTGCCTGCGCCAATAATGTTAGACGCCATTGCGTTACCGTATGCGCCTGCCTGTTGACCTAACGTATTAGCACTAGACTGCGCTACCCCAGCCAAACTAGCGTATGGATTTAATGTCCCTGTACGCTCCGCTTGGTACCGATTAAATGCGTTTTGATATTCTTGCGACGCAAGGTCTTGCCCAAAGCGCTGTGTATTTTTTAAATTAGAGCCTGACAATAGACCGCCACGGGCTGCTGCCGAACGTTCAAGCGCTTTCATACCTTCAGACATACGGAAAGCGTAGCCAGGGTCGGCTTGAAACTTATCCATGCCAAACTCAGCCGTTGCGTACTTGCCAAAGCCGGGTACAGCTTTATCTTCACTAAGCCCAAGTAGCTCTAATAGTCGATTTTGACCTTTAAGACCCGCTTCTCTAAACGGTTCTTGCAGCTCTACCTGACGTTCAAATATAGCGCGTTGCGCGTCCGTTGCTTGCGCTGCTGCGTTAGCTTGGGTACTAGCCGCACTTTTTGAGGCTTGTGAACCCATGTAAGCACTACCTACGGTAACCGCCGCAATAGTACCTGTGACTGGATCAGGCATTTTTAAACTCCTTTATATAGTCATCGTATGTTTCACCATACAATCCTAAAACAATATGGGCGTTTTGCGCCGCAAAATCAGGGCCATGATATATCTGTACCACAGCTAAAACAATATCGTAATACCCAGCTCGCCAATTGTACGACTTAGCGTCGGCGTTACCCGCACGTTCTACTGTATCTGATGCTTGCCATTTTAATATGTTTATGCTAACTACGGGTAATAGTCTAAATGAATTTTGCATATAAAACGGGTTTTGTTGCATACCAACTAGCGTATTCCAAATTAACGCATTTAAATCGGCACGGCTAACGGGGTCGTCGTCTGCAAAATCATCAAATATTTGAAACGCATGAAACAAGTCCAACAGCCACTTTACGGCGTCAGGCGGCAAAAACAACCCTTCACTAAGGTTCTTTTCTAGCATGGCTACGCTGTTGTTCATTAGGTTGTAATCTCTCTGCCGTTTGACCGAATATTGATTGCCGAAGCCGTACCTGCAATCGTAGATATGACCCCGCCTGGCGCTAAGGCTGCGCCTACAATCTCAGGAAACGTATAGGTTTCAGCAGGTTGCAGGGTTTTGGTCTTAACAATTAAATTTTGATTACCTGCCGTATCTGCAGCGGTTATTAAGTTAACGCTAATGTTTGCTGCCGTAGCGCTGTAATTAGTAGCCGTAAACTTGTCAATAATCGTAGTTACGTTATTAGCGGTATATTGCGTAGATTGGGTAGCTTCAGCGGTTTTGGCTGGAATTAGTACTTTTACTGTAACGGTCATGTTAACTCCTGTTATTCAATTAGTAATGCGTTATTTGGCGCTTTTTGCGTAATTACCCAGTTTGTGCCGTCTGACACTAAGCTAGCCCAATTACCCGCTACATTTTCTAATATAGCTGTACCTGCTGCACCGCCTGCCAAAGGCACTACGTTACTAGACGCCGACACTAAAAACTGATCTTGGTAATTTTGAAACCCTAAAACTCGCCCTAAATAGGATGATGCCGTAGGAAGCGTAACTGTGCAAGTAGAGCCTGACTTATTGTTAATAATCCATACGTCGGTATCTGCTACCGTAAAGTTAGCGGTTTTGGTAACTGGAGGCGACGCAGCCGCAGCAGTGCTAGTAGGCGCTATTATTACGCTAGGGATGCTTAACTCTACCGCCTGTATTTGCTTTTGCAACTCAGCAATCTGCGCTAACAAGGGCGAATCGCTTGGCGCGCTTGGAATTACCTCGCTTTTTTGTACTGTCAGCTCATCAACCGTAGCAAACGGTGGCCCGAACTGTAGCTCATTAATAGAGATAGGGTTAGTACCCGACCCCGTTAAAACAAACAAATTTAAAAAAAACCGATACCACTCCCGTGACAATAACCCTGTAGCGGGGTCTGTTAACGGCGTACGGGGCGCCGGAATATTTGTAATGTTATAAGGACTAGGCACGGGTCGGACTTAGCAAAAGTTCAGCGCCCACAATGACAATCTTGACGGGGTCAGTACCTGACACCTCGTAGACTCGGTCACGTAGCTTCATAGTCATGCCAAGCCGACGCCAGAACACCCGGCGACCGTATTGCCCGATTCGGCCCATATTTGACCAATATTCATTTGACCACGTATGACCGCCGTCATCTGACCAGCGGAGCATTGCTTGGGGGTTATCGCCTTGCCCTAAGTTAAGGCCAACGCCCGTTTCGCAGTCAAGCTGCAAGCTATGCTGGGCGGTACGGCGCAGGTTGTTTTGACCGCTAGGGATAGGGCGCCATGAGCGCAACCACTTCTGAATTTGCCCATTATCGGTATAGACTTCTAGGTCGTAAGCGTACAGATTACCGCTTTCGTAATCGCCAAGGATTATTTTGCTGTTAAAGGCTGCTTGGCAATTAGGGCGGTAACGGATAAAGTCGCCGTTTGCCCAGCCAGCACGTTCATGCCAAGATTGCGTAACAACGTCGTACACCCACGTTTTCTGAACCGTAGGGAATGTCAGTACATAAAAGCTGTGACCGTCTTGCTGATAGGTATAGGCAATGGCGTTACTAATGTCGCCGTACTGTTGTATCTGCCATTCGATAGCGTGGTTAGACGCCCTAATGCCTGTGTAGCCGTTGTTACGGTAAACGATACCCTGACCACGCGCATCTTTGCCTAGCCAGAAAATTGAGTTATCTAGTTTGGCTACAGAAAATGCTGCAGCGCAACCTATCTCGTTAGACGCACCTTGGATACGGGCAAGAGGGAAGTCAGGCGTACCAGCGTCGTACCAAACCTCAATAGAATTTGTACCAAACAGCCACGCTTCACGGTTGTTAACGATTAAAGATACTAAGCCGTCTGGTGAACCTTCAGCGCTAGCAAACTCAAGCGGGTCGATTTGCGTACCGTCTAATAGGCTGGTAACCCATACCTTTTGGCTGTTAGGCTCGTTAAAAACAAAGTAGCCGTCTAGGTAGCTGACGGTAACTGCGCCAGGGAAGTCAGAGTCGTTAATAGGGGCAAATACGTTAGTGCTAGAGTTGTAGATGTAGCCAGGGCCATTGGCAGCGATAAACAGTTGCGTACCGTTATCAGCCATAGACACAGGGCCAGTGCCAGCAATTGTGCCTAGCAACGTGGATGTGTAGCTGCTATCAATCTTGTACAGACTGTTACCCGACACGGCGTACAAATAATTGTTAAAAGACCATAGTCCTCGGACGGGGCCTGTACCAACGGTAGTAACCAAAGTCAGTCCGGGGGCGCGGTTTAAAAACCCAGCCTCTTTACCTTCGTTTGGGACGGCTTCAGCAAACAGGTTAACCATGCGGTTATCTGCTGCGTTAACGCTACGGGCTACATACGCTTGCCCCAAAATTGGGGTTTTCATTAGAAGTTACCCGCAAAGATATTGAAACGCTGACGGGTAGCCACTAGGCTGTATGGCAACGCCATAATATCGTCAGGGTTGTTAATACGCTTTAGATTGCGTTTAGAGGTCATAGCGACCCGCAAAACATTAGCTGGTGGCTCGATACCAAATTCGGTTGCAAACTCGCAGGCAAGGTTGTATTTAAACGCCCGTAGGTAGCCTGGCGGCATTGTAATCTGGGTAGCCAATGTAGGTACGCTCATCAATGGCTCTACCGACACGATATGAAACTCTAATGGCTTAATGGGTACTGGGTATACGTACATCTCAATGTCAGGGTAGGTCATGTTGACCCACAAGACTTGTGGATAGGTAGACGTTACGGTTTTAACAGCAATACCGTTGTACTGCTGCTGGTTAATTAACTTAATACCGTATGAAATGTTTGTTGCTGCATCGCGGAAATAAGTAGCATCATCAATTAAGATTGGGCGCGTAGGTGTACCAGCGTTGGCTAACGGCAATGTACCTGTTGGGCCAAAGGTTAAAGTACGCGCGCCAGCAGGCCACAAAGCCACTTGATCTTCTGTAGAAAACACCGACAAACGCTCGGTATTCCAGCTATCAATCATCTGGTTTAGCGCTGTCAATGCGTCTTGCGACGTAGCGGCAGATGGTGTTTCGCCTTCGGCTAAAACCCCTAGTACGCGCAATGCGCCGTTAATTTGGTCATTTGCCGTAGTCATGGCGATAACTCCTTATGCAGTTGTTTTACGTCGTCTTGTTTTTACTTCCAGCGCATTAGCAGGAACCGCCTCAACGTCAGTTTCTTCTTCAATAACAACATCTTCAATAATTGGCATATCAACAGTATATCGTTCCCAACCATGATTTTCATCATAATCTGCTTCCATGTCGCTACAAGCCACTTTGTGACCGTGAACAGGGTGCTTTAGATAAATAACAGCCATTAGTTTTCCTTGTTAGATAGGGGCCGAAGCCCCTATGTATTACACAACTGTAAAGTTCACACGATAAACGGGGAATGTCACAGTATTAGCAAGCGTACCAGTTGCGGCAGCACGAATACGTAAACGATCGCCAGCAGCCACAACTAAATTAGCTGCGGTGCCGTTTAAAGTTAATGTACGCGCAGCATTAGCTGTCAACGCAGTTCCACCTGTAACTTTGGTAGTGTTAGCATCGGTTGCGGCTAACATTACAGCCGAACCAGAACCAGTTAGACCTAAGTTGGTGATGGAAAAAGTGATGAAGTTTGTGTCGCTAGTTGTAAGCGCATCTACACCAGAAAACACAGCCGATGTTAATGTACCTGCTGCGGGAGCAATTATAAAAACATCACTGTTGCCAGTAGTGGCAATAGTTGCGCCTTGTTGCGATGCAGTAGAACCGTTAGCAATATTAGATAGAATTTTTGACGTGCTATCAATAATTGCGCCCGTGATCGTAGTGCCAGAAGTTAATTCAGGGTCGCTAAAAGAAACCCCTACAGGTTTGTTATTAGGCATAATTTTTCCTTATAAAAACCCGCCCCGAAGGGCGGGGAATACATTAACTAATACGATAGCAAGTCCAAGTAGTTTCACTTGTCTTACGAGCGCGGAAATGACCTGAAGTAGCTTCAATTACGATTGGGTTGCCAACAATTGTCCAACCTGTACCAGCAGTCAACGTAACATCGTCAGTTGAAGCGTCTGCGTTGATGACAAAAAAGTCAAACGCAGCATTTACTTTAGTTGCGCTAGAAATGTCTGCTTCAAGCAAAGCTACGGTTGGCAGAGTTAAATTGCCAGCAGCGCCGTCAAATACAAACAAACCGTTTGCTAATTCAGCCGCTGTCATTGTTGCAGCAGCAGCTACAGCTGTTGGAGCGCCTTGTACAAACAATACTGCTTCACCGACGTTACCGTCGCCTAATTGATAACCACCTGCACCATTTGGGAGAGCCATGATAAATTCCTTTAAAAATATAAGTTAAAAAGCCCCCGCCGTAGCGGGAGCAATTAGGTTTAACCCCAGAGTCGTACGCCCATTTGTGGACGAATTACGGAGTAGCCATACAACACGTCGATACGGCATGGTAAACGGTCATTGTTGATGTCGTATTGGCGAACAATACGCATCGAGATACCGTTATGCACTTGACGTGAAGCCATGTCTACACCCTGTGGCATCAACAAGTCAGCGGTTGCAAAAGTAATCGCATCTTTGTGATAAACCAAGTTCTGTGGGTATTGGCTGTTAGCCGCGCCAACAAATGTAGTTACAGCACCACTAGCAGGGAACGCATCGATTGTTGCGAGTGCGTGTGCAGAGGTATACATTGCTGGGCTAACGGTTACTGTTGCAGCGCCGCCAGCTGAAG